CTACACCACATTTGATTGCATTTCCGTTATGATCCGCACAGATTTTTCTTCTTCTTCTTTTCTCATTTCTTTTAAAACATGTGAGTAATATTTGAGCGTTGTTTCCACATCTTTATGGCCTGCACGTTCAGAAACAAATTGAACCGATACACCTTTATATAGTAAAACAGAAATATGAGTATGTCGTAATCCGTGAATAGTGATAGGGTCGATCTTTAAACTTTTCAGTGTGTTTCGTAATAATTTATTAATCGCTTCATTGGACAATGTGCCTTTGCTGGATTGTGGATTGAAAAATACCGCACCGTGTAAATTGGAAGGTAACTTTTGAAAAAGGTTTTTAAATATATCCATTGTCACTTTATCCACTGCAATATCTCGTTTGGATTGCGTATTTTTAAGTGGAGCGAACCCCGTGCCTTTTTTGTAATCCCAGGCTTGCCGAACGTGAATGACACCCTTTTTAAAATCAAAATCAGATCGTTTCAATCCAATTAATTCAGCGAATCGCATTCCGGTTGCTGCCGCCAGTAATAAAATGTAATAGCCTAAACTTTTATCCAGCCGTTTCTTCAACTCCGCAATCAGTAAAACACTTTCCTCGTAATTCAAATGTCGTTCTTCAGATGTTTTGGATTCCACTTTACTATTAAATTCCACACCGCGTGTGAAATCTACACGTATTCTTCCTTCATCCACAGCATCTTTCACACAAGCGCGAATATGCGTGTTTAATTTGCGTATCGTCGCATAGGCGCGAGTCTCACCGTATTCATTCAGGAAACGTTGATATTTCCGCTTAGTCATATCTTGTAAGGTAATCCCGCCTAATTCTTCTACAATCGTTTTATGGGTGTTCAGGTAGCGATTATAAGTGACTTCGGCCTTTGCAGATTTTAAATCTTTTACCCACACTTCGAAATAATCCGCAAAAACATCTTTATTGAGGACTGGGGAGACACCTTGGGCCAGTTCTCCTTCTATTATGTCAGCAGCTTTCTTCGCTTCTCCTTTTGTGCGGAATCCACCTTTGCGTATAGGGGTATATTTACCTTCCGTATAACTGCTTATTGTATATTGCCAGGTCTTCCCACGTTGCTGAAATGTAGCCATATTAGTTTCTCCTTTCCTACTAAATGATTGGAACATTCGTTCTACTTATGATATATTAGCATTACCTAAAATGTCAAAATTTAAAAATATACATATTTTTGGGTGAAAGTAGGGTATAATTAAAGTAAGCTATTCGGCTGACAGTCGGATACGAGCAGACCTTAGATCTACTCGTTATTGCTCACTTCGTTCCATTGGTATAAATCTTCGATCTGGCAATCTAAAATAACCGCGATGTTTTTGGCGACTTCCAATGACATCCCTTGCTTGTTTGTTACATATTTATTTACCTGTTGCTTGGTCACACTTAACTTAATTGCCAAATCATTCTGATTCATACCTTTACTTTCTAGGATTTCTCGAAGCAAGCATCTTCCGACTTTGTAAGCCAAATAGACACCCCACAAAAAATATTAAAGGCGGCGCTGTTATGAACAACGATGCGTTACAAACACTGGTGAGTTTCGTCCAACTTCTTAAAAATAAGAAATGTAAACCGCCTAGCCAAAGTTCAAAAATTAATCCTGATTCATCTTCTCGTAATACTCCACAGTAAAGCGTATGCTTTCCAAAAACTTTTCTCGATCCTCTCCCTGCATGGAGAGGGTTTTTTCTATTAAATCTTTTAGAAAATTCATTTCGTTTAATTCTAATCCGTCAGCCATTTGTAACGCACGTTGGAAATTATCGTTCTGATCTTCCACATTCGTTTCAGGAAATAAATCATCCACTCTAATATCCAACGCTTTTGCAATAGCAAATAAAGCATCTTGTTCAGGTGAGATTGTGCCTGTTTCATAATTCGATATGGTGTTATTTTTTTTGCCTATCAACTCCCCGAGATCGTTTTGAGTAAGTTTTTTCTTTTTTCGGTAGTGTTTTATTTTACCGCCTACAAACTTCGCTAAATCATCTTCCTTCATTAGTACATCCTCCTTCCAGAATTAATTATACCATAGTATTATGCTGTTTAAAGAGATTTATTCCTTAAAAACGAAATAAATCGTTGACAACTTCGGTAATAACGAATATAGTAGATTCATAGCAAACAGAGAGGAGGAAAAAACATGAAACAGTGGAACTTGATTCGCTTACGCAACGAAAGAGGTTTAAAGCAGAAAGACATGGCAAAGCTGTTGGATATAACGGTTGAATCATACGGTTTGAAGGAACGCGGTCAGCATCAGTTCCGGATGGATGAAATGTTTTCAATCAGTCATTTCTTTCTTGTACCAATTGAAGATATTTTTTTACCTAGGAACTTCGGTAATAACGAAGTTTGTGGACCGCCTGAAAGTCATTGTTCACTTTGAACAAAACAACCATCAAAGGTTGCACTGAAAATATGGACTAGAAAATTTCAGTAAATTAAGGAACTGGGGGTGCAACAATGCAACAACTTAATGTCAATCTTTCTATTGATATTCCAACGGATTACGTATTAATTTCAAAAATCGAATTGGAAGATTTGCAAAAAGAACAACTACTAGGAACCTACTGGACAATGAAAGACTTAGAAGTTCGGACAAGCAAAAAACAAGTATGGCTGAAAGAGAATCTACTCTATGTACCAAAGTTCAAAGAGTCGTTAGATGTGAAGAATGGTGGATTTGTTTATTACCCTAGTAAGTCGGGTGAAAAGTGGAGTTTTCAGGCTAGTGAAATGGCAAAGTTTCTGGACAAAAACTTTTGTTTAATATTCGGAGGGAGAAAATCATGAATCTAGTAGATGAAACAACAGATCTAATAAATCGCCTAGCATCTATTGTGGAAGACAACCGAGAAGAACAAGGGTATGCGGGCATCTTACGCATAACGATTGATAATGATTTAGGTAATCAAGTCCAGATGGACACACCGGAATTCTTAAAAAGTTTCCCAGTAAAAAATTACGATGCAAAAATGGAAACGTTTGAAGAGTTTCCGTATCACCTATCTATTGATGTGGAAGGTGTGAAGTTCTTTACTATGTTTTGTCACCAAGAGTTTGCCGGTTTGGAAGAGTCACACCCCGAACACTATGAATACATTGCACAGGCGGTGCTGATATGACACCGAGCGAATACATGTTCATTCTGATAATCGGAATATCAATGATCGGTTTCATGCTTGGGAGTCTGTGGGAACACGCGGGACAGGAACTTAAAAATGAGGAGGATTTATCCAATGGAAAACAAACTAGGTCGTAAGGATATGCAAGACTGGCAGGAAATGACGGATGCATTAACAGCTCGTGTATATAAAAGTGGATTTAATGCAGGGTATGACGCGGCAAAGGATGAGACACCGGATGTGGAAGATATGGCAAAATCGTTGTGGGATAAATATACACCTGAAGGATTGTCAGATTTAATGATGGCGATTGACGAGTTATGTCCTCATGTTCCGATTAAATCAGCGAACGAACAACGTGCGGAATTGATTCAGCGGGCTAGGGAGTTTGTTCAAAAGTATGAAAGTGTGGAAACAGGAGATTTAAACTTCCACATCGGAAATGCTACCGCGCAACTCCATTTTTACAAAACTGAATTTGTCAGAAAAGAAAATAAGATTACTGCTCTAGTTAGATGGATGAGCCATGGCACAGAAGTTCAAAGCGTAGTTCGTCATGTGGGACGTTCGCAATGCATCACTGGCGAAGTATTCAACGAATGGATCGGCAAAGCTATCGCACTAGCAAGAGCGTTGGAGATTGATATTCCGAAAGAGTTTATGAATGCAGTACAGCCGGATGAGGTGGTTTTAGGAATGGTTGTTGGGAAGTTTATACACCCTGATGTGGATGAAAGCTATACGTCCGTAGTATCAAAACCAGGTCAGTATCCAAGAGGTGGGCGATTAAGTGCAATTGATTCTGATTTCGTTAGGTTGTCTACGATCATTGACGATACAAACGCTCAATATGGTACAGACCGATGAGTAACTTTACCGTAACCATCAAAGCCGGATCACCCGCTGAACGTGAGCAACGCGTACAGGATTTACTGGATAAAGGATATTACGTGGTGAAGTATATCGAAGACGAAAAACACGGCAAGGTATATGACGGTGTAGGCAATCGATACAGCAATGCCAAGGTCAAGTTTAGCGGTACGGCTAGCAGTAAAATATACGCGGCAATCATGCGAAAGAGGTGAGCGTATGAAGTGGACAAGCGAGGGCGGTGCATGGCGTGTAATAGTACGTCACACAGGCAGTCGACACTCGATCCGTACAGTTACCATCGAAAAGTTTAGTAAGCGTAGCGGTGAGTTTAAGGAACTCCACAAGCGGCATACGTATATTATTCCGTTTACTGTTCTATCAGTCTACGACGAGTTTATTAGTCTAGGAAATGAGGTGAGATAGATGCGAGAGATTAAGTTTCGAGCTTGGGATGTAGCAATCGAAATGATGTTTCATGACGTAACTACATTATCGGCTGATACAGGGATTTATATGCAATATACCGGATTGAAAGATAAGAACGGTGTGAAGATTTATGAAGGTGACATAATCGATGACCATATCGGTGTTGGTGTTGTGGAATATTCACATTCAGGTTTTAGAACTAACTATAATGACGGCTTGTGTAAATGGCTTATGGACTATCTTGTAAGTGAATTTAGAACTGTTGAAGTCATCGGCAACATCTACGAAAACCCTGAACTATTGGAGGTGAGATAGATGGAGAAACACTTACAACCACCTGAACCTGTAACAGTCGATGAATGCACATATTGCGGTCAGGAATTAGCAGAAGGTGAAGAAGTCCTAGCGTTCCCTAGTGAATACAACTACTTTTGCAATGCGGAATGTGCGGTCAATCAGATGTTGAAAGAAAGCAATATTGAGAGGAGGGTGTTGGAGTGAACGAGGAAGAAGTTAAGAAGCTGAAAGATAAACTACGTAGCGGAAGTGTAGGCAGATCGGCGATAAGGGTTATCTATTTAGGAAGAAAAGGCGGTTGGCATTACGGTAAAGTAATCGAAGCAATACCGCGTCACGTTCAGAAATCCGGCTTGCCTTATCCTTTCCCGAAGTGGAGACATTGTGATTATCGAATAGTGGACGAAGACGGAGATCCTTTTCCTATTAGCGAACACGGAACGATTTTACATGACGGGTTTTACTTTGTCCCTGACGATTTTGAAATTTGAATGGAGGGTGTTGGAATGAGTGAAAGATTCACGCCTGAACAATTGAAGATAGCTGAATCTAATGGCATTACACGGAAAATGTTAACATCCAGATTAAAAGACTTAGGTTGGGATATTCAAAAAGCTGTTACCCGTCCAGTCACGCGTAGAGACAACAATGCAGAATATGCAATGTATAAAGGTGAGGAGTTTCTTTACACTGGAACGATTTCAGAGTTAGCAAAAAGACACGGTGTTTCAGAAAACACTATCAGATATTACACTTATCCGGCTTATCAAAATAAATTGAAGAAAAGGCGTAAAGTCAGAAATGTTATTACGGTGGATAGGTTGGATGATGACGAAGATTGAAGGGAGGTGAGAGAAGTGGGAAAAGAGTGCGAGAATTTTTCCGATATCGAATATTTTACTAATCGTTTAGGCAAAAGGATAAAAGTGATTAGAGAAATTCATGGAATGTCTAAAGTGGAATTTAGCAAGAAAACCGGTATTAGCGGACCCTATTTATCGCAAATAGAAAACGAAAACCGAAACATTGGATTGAAATTTATACTGCTAATAAGCCGAGCGTTTGATTTGCCGATAGAACTATTTATTTATGGCGATGATGATTCGTTATTAGACCATTTCGGTGTTCTGGAACAATTCAGTGCCGAAGCCGAAATTAAGGAATTAGAAGAAAGAATAATGGAATTAAAAAACGCCCGACTGCAATCGGACGCTTAATCAAACCATCAACACTATCAATATACCACGAAACAGGAGGAAATATACATGAATGAAAAATTGATTGAACATCTTGAAGATATGCTGGCAAGTGAAAATGCCAAGCTTATAGATATGGCGATTGATGCAATGGAATATGAATCGGATGTTCCGTTTGGTGAGTTAACGCTAATCACTGCTCAAAAAGAGTACAAGCATATGCAACAACGTGTGCTTGGAATGATTGACATGCTGGAAGAAGTCAAAGCTTTTTCTGAAGGGTATTTTGACCAGATAGGAGTTGATGAGAGTGGCAACACTGTACGAGTTATCCGGTGATTATCTGCAAGTACAACGCATGATAGAGGACGGATTTGAAGGTCTAGAAGATACGCTGGAATCTCTACAAGGACCATTACACGAAAAGTTGGAAGCGTACGGAATGGTTATTCGTAACATCGAATCTGACGTTGAGGGTTTAAAGGCGGAAGAAAAGCGTTTAGCTGAACGTCGCAAGGTGATGGAAAACGGAATTAAGCGTATGAAAACATCTATTCATGAAACTATGTCTTCCACAGGCGAGAAGAAGATCAAGGGTGAAAAATTCACGTTTACCATTCAGAAAAATCCTCCATCGTTAAAAGTTGTGGACGAGTCATTGATTCCGGAGATATTCTTCGATGAACAAAAACCTACTTTGAATAAAAAGTTATTGATGGAATCCATAAAAGATGGGTTTGAGTATGAAGGCGCACAAATATCACAAGGCGAATCTTTACGGATTCGATAATAGGGGGAAATAACATGACAAAAGAAAAATTAAACCAAAAAGAACAGCACTATGCAGGTGATCGTGACAAGGCAGAAGAAATCGTATTGGCTGCTAAAGATTCGATTTATCTAACAATGCACAAAATCACTGAAAAGCATAATAAACTCGGAACGTACTTCCTGGTTGATTTGACATACAGCTTTAATGTGCCGCGTGAAATCATGGAATCAGAAGCCGCTAAAGATGCAGCTAACCACATTTTGCATGATGGGGTGAAAGTTACACAAGATGGAGATGGTTCATTCTATGTTGATCCGAATCAGATTTCTATTGATGATGTTGTGGAAGTAGAACGAGAAGCAGAAGCTGCAGAAAACGCGATAAACCCGGACGTACCATTTTAATAGAGGAGTGTGGAAGAAATGTTTGAACCGGAAAAGGCAAGGCGAGAAAAACAAAAAGCTGTAATTGGTTTTATCGGTCCATCGGGATCTGGTAAAACAGTATCAGCCTTGCGGATGGCTTACGGCATGATGAAAGAAGCCTATCCAGATGTAGATGAAAAGGAATTATGGTCAAAAATCGGTGTGGCTGATACGGAGCATAAGCGGTCATTATTGTACTGGAATGAAACGTTCGGAGATATGCGAATTGGTGAGTTTATGCATATTAACTTTGAACCACCTTACACTACGGATCGCTACAATGGCGCTGTGCAAGCATTAAAGAAAAGTGGATGTGAAGTTATTATAGTAGATTCTTTGTCTCACAACTGGCAGGGAAAGGGTGGAATAATCGAAACGCACAGCAACATGACAGGCAACAGTTTTCAAAACTGGGGTAAATTATCCAGTGAAACTACTAGTTTAATTGAAACACTCACAACAAATAATGTTCATGTGATCTGCACGATGAGGACTAAAACCGAGTATGTTGTTGAATTGAATGAACATGGAAAAATGGCACCAAGAAAAGTCGGTACTAAACCCGTTCAGAAAGATGAATTTGAATACGAATTCATGATTAATTTTCTTGTCAATATGGAGGGTGTTTCTGAAACGTCAAAAGATAACACGCGATTATTTGAAGGTGAATCAAAAATTATCACTGAAGAAGATGGCAGCAAGCTTTATCGTTGGGTTGAATTAGGAGTTGATGTGAAAGCAGAAGAGGAAGAAAAACGAGCGGCTGAAGAAGAAGAAAGGCTGGCACTCCTCCACACGATTCAATCCATGATTAGTGCTGATGCAGATTTACAAAAAATGATAACCAATTTCGAATTTAAGGCTAATCAAAAGCTAGAAAACTTTTCAAAGGTATTACTAAAAACCGCCATCGAGCGACTAAAAGGGGATAAATAATTATGTCATTTTTCAAAATGGATGAAGTAGAAGAAGTAAAAGGGTTCCAGTTACCAAAGCCAGGTAAGTATGAAGCAGTTGTAATCAATGCAGTTGCCAAGAAAACAAATGCAGGTAAAGACATGATGGTTGTAGACTTTGAAATCCGTTCCGATGTGCCACAGGATTCACAAGGCGCTAAAGTTCTTTACAACAATTTCACTTTTGAACATCCGATTGCCCAAGGAATTGTAAAGTCACTTTGCAAGGCTGCCGGTGTACCAGAAAATTATCAATTCTCGTCATGTGAAGAAATGGCAAACCTACTAATAAATCGTAATTTGGAAATCGGGGTGAAACACGAAGAAGGAAATAATGGCAGTATGTACGCTAAAGCATCATATTACAATCCCTCTAATGTGGATGCCCCAAGTCAAGTAGGAAACGATCCATTCCGTCCAGGTGGGGGACTAATTGAAGTGACAGATGATGAACTTCCGTTCTAAATAAAATTAAATAGAGAGGTCCATTTTCAGGACTTCTCTTTTTTATATCCAAAAATCGAAAATAACAATGGAAGTGAACGTAAATTGATGTTTTATCTAGCTGCATCCGCAATATTTTTACTGGCTTATGGACTTGGATATGTGAGAGGGAGGGATCTGTAATGACTTGGAGAGACAACTATATTGAGGAACAAAAAGTATTTATCAGTATGTTACAAGATCAGATAAAAGAACGGAATCAGCAATTAAAAGTTGAACGTGCTAACCGTCTACAACTCGAATCGGACAATCGCAGAATGTGGGAATTGCTTTATGGCGTGGAAAGTAATCGGAATTATCGGGAGGGGTCGGAATGAAATGTCCAGTGTGTGAAAACGAATTTAAGACTACGGCATATCATGATGGTGGCTTCATGTCAGAACAAAGTGGTGAATGCGAAGTATGTTGTTATGGCTACAATTACGCTTACGGATCAACGTCTGAACAGTTTAGTTTTTTGGAATTGTATCACTCATATACCTTTAATAACGAAGTGAATGAAAAGTATGAAAAATACAGAAGCGCTATTATCCAAATGGAAAGAGAAGATTTTCAGAAAGCGGTGAATAAGAATGACGACTAATGTAAATATAGAAGATGCAGATGTAAATATTCTACTCACTATCGACGGCAACATGCACCTTGTCGCTATGCGTAAGGATGATTTAGAAGCAATCCGAGTGTTAGTCAAGAGTGCGGCATCAAAAGGTGCGGTTGTTAAGACTGAAAAGACTCAAAAGCAATTTAACGACTTTTTAGGGTATGGAGGGTGATTCAGAATGATCCCAGGCAAACATGGAGCCATCATCATCAACCCGACACCCACCGTCACAGTAACCAAACGTAAAAACGGTAAACCCACAGTCCTCGAATATGAGGGCTACCGGTTTGTACAAGACAATAGACCGATTAAACATAAAAAGGGGAATCGCAATAATGATTAAAATAAAAAACAGCATGCCCGTTTATTACGGAGATACATTTACTATCAAGCTCGTACGATACAGTGATCCAGCCCGTCTGAACGCGGCACGTAATGCGGCACGATATTTAGGTAAGCCAGACATTGCGAATACACGCAGACCGTTATCCATAATTCGCATGGGACATGTACCTGCTATATTCCGCGGAGAAATGGCAGAGTTCGAATTTACGGACGTATCGAAGGAAGTCTATGACCATCTAGCAACCTACAGTACCGCTAATATGCGTGTGGCAGGTGGTAACAGGGCGCTAAGAAGTGAAGGCTATGTATTACCATCCGACAAGGTTAAGGACGAAAATGCAGTAAATCTTGCAATAGGCGACTCTATGGGCAACTATTACGATTTGCTAGATAGTGGTGAAACTCCACAGGTTGCCAGATCTGCTATGCCGGTCAACGCAAAACTAAATACGTTTGTCTTTCAGTTTAATTTTCTAACGCTTGGACAATCGGTATTTAAGCAACGAATTTGGGAAAAAGGCGCACAAGGCAATACGGAAAAAGTAGTACAAGCCATGTATGAGTTGGTTGAATTTATGGATGCTCAACTGTGGACGACGTTTTATGAGTGGTATGGCAAACCGGCTACTGATTGGGTAGAGGTCAGACGGAAAATTAAGAAGAAAAATATCACACTTGCGGATTTTGTAGAACAAGCCGGAAACATAGACGGAAATATATTACTAGAAGATGTACTCGTCGAATTATATGGCGAACAGAAAAGCATGTGGTGATGATATGAAAATCCAAGAAATCAACAAACATCAGCCGTACATTGAAAGCGATCTGTTCAGGAAAGAAGTCAGTGATAAACAACGCATTAAAGGTTCACAGAAATACCCTGAATTATTCACGCCTAGTAGTTGGACGGATGACGAACTAGCCGAACATGCCATGATGGAATTTCATGATGGGCAAGAATATGTTTCTGGCATGAGAATCAGAATGAGGGAAATGAGAAAAGAAATCGAACGCTTGGAAAAAGAGAATGAAGTATTACAACGAAGATTGGAGGGTGGAGGATGAAACGAACCAACGCAAACGGAATCACACGCACACTACCCATCAAAACTATCAACTGTAAGATATGCGGAGATGAGCAACAGACGCAAGTAGGAAGCGTATGCCATAGAGACAATATATGCATTATATGTGCCAACAAAGCACTAAGGATAAAGAAAAGTCGATCGAAAAAATTCGAAATACAATAACCAGGGGGAATTATAAATGATGCAAGATTTAACTGAAAAAATTAGAACGTGGGCAATTATGAGAGGTCTGGACGATGCGGATCCGAATAAACAAATGCTCAAGCTCATGGAAGAGGTAGGAGAATTGTCTGCTGCCATAGCGAGAAATAACGAATGGGAAACAACGGATGCAATCGGTGATATATTCGTTGTCCTTACTATTCTTTCTATGCAACTAGGATTTTCCTTAGAAGGTTGCGTTGATAGTGCGTATCAAGAAATCAAAGACCGTAAAGGAAAAATGGTCAATGGTGTTTTTGTAAAAGAAGCAGACTTGGAATGATAATCAGTTATGCGTTAGGAGGGCAACCATGAGTGCTATTAAAAATTGCCATAATTGCGGATCGGAAAATGTAAAAAAAGAAAGTAATTCTATTATTTATGGTCGCGAGTATGGGAACGGAAAATGTTATTACTGCCATGATTGTAAGGCAAGTGTAGGTACACACGACAGTGGTAAACCGTTAGGTACATTGGCTACTAAGGATGTTCAGGTTTTACGGAAAGCTTGCCATGATATTTTCGATAAATTATGGCGTTATGAAAAGTTAGCTAGTCGCAGTCAACTATATAAAGACTTGGCAAGAAGGCTGAAAATAACTAGCAATGAATGTCATTTCGGTATGTTCCAACGTGATCGATGTCTTCAGGCGTTGGATATTATTACTCAAGATAGATGGTGGGATCACAATGAAGGAAAACTATGATTTTAATGCTATCCCTTCCGAACTAAAAGCCCTTCCGCAATGGATCTTGTGGAAATCTGAAAAGAAGGGTGGGCGGTATACCAAAATTCCTTGTCAAGTTGACGGTGAAACAGCGCAAACTAATAACCGCAGTACGTGGTCCACATTTGCTACGGTTATCAAGTTTTATTTAGCGGGTGGATATGACGGTATAGGGTTCGTTTTCAGCCGCCAGGAAAATTACATTGGTATTGATATAGATAATTGTGTTGTGGACGGCAAACCCAATACATTTGCTTCAGAGATTATAGATTCATTGGACAGTTACACGGAATTCTCCCCAAGTGGAAAAGGACTGCATATCATTGTCAAAGGCGGCCTTCCACAGAATGTTATGGGAACTGGACGGAAAAACACCCAGCATGGACTAGAAATATATTCATACGGTCGTTATTTCACCTTTACGGGCAATCGTGAGAATTCTAATGATGTGTATGATCGAACCGATGAGCTGGCAGAAGTATTCGAAAAATATTTTGATGATAGCGATATTCAAGGCCGTGTAAATCTAGCAGATTTTGAAAATGATGAAATCAAAGTGTCCAATGAAGCGCTTTGGGAAAGAATGTTTCGTTCAAAAAGCGGTGATGAGATCCGTTCACTTTATAACGGAAATTTAATCAATGATGACCATTCATCTAGTGACTTGGCTTTATGTAATCACCTTGCATTTTGGACAGGCAAAAGCGCTACAAGAATGGATGCCATGATGAGAGAATCAGGTCTTATACGTGATAAATGGGACAAGATCCATCATTCCAGTGGAGAAACTTATGGTGAACGGACAATAGCGGAAGCCATTACTTCTACCCCTTCCACAATATTAGACCAACAACAATACGACGAATTCTCTTTTGACTTCCACAATAATGAGGATGTGGAGGACAAGCCGAAAAAGAAGTTCCGTTTGACTGAATTAGGAAATGCCGAGCGGATCGCATATGAATATGGCCACACAATTAAATATGTAGGGGATATGGGTTGGCTTATATGGGATGGAAAACGTTGGCGTGTGGACACTAAAAAGGAAATCGAACGCATTACCAATAAAGTTTTACGCGGTCTATACAAGTCGGATGATGAGATGGAAACCAAGTGGGCACGTATGTGCGAACGTCGTAATATCCGGATGAATAGCATAAAAGATTTAATGCCGTTGGTACCTGGCGAACGTAACGATTTCGATCTTCACAAGTTTTTATTTAACGTAGATAACGGAATCATTGACTTAAAAACAGGGAAAATTCAGCAGCATGATCGCGAATTAAATTTAACTAAAATAGCAAATGTCGAATATGACGAAAAGGCAAAGTGTCCCGTTTGGTTGACGTTTTTAGATCAAATATTTAAAGGTGACGCGGATCTGGTTGATTACATGCAACGTTTGGTAGGGTATTCGCTGACTGGTGATACTTCCGAACAATCTATGTATTTTCTAGTCGGTGGTGGATCTAACGGTAAATCTACTTTTGTCAATACGATTAAAAAACTAGTAGGCGATTATGGTCTACAAACAAATTCGGAAACGTTTATCAAGCGTAAAAGCGATGGTGCCAACAACGACATTGCCAGGCTTGCTAGTTCCCGTTTTGTATCAGCGGTTGAATCCGAAGAAGGAGAAAAGTTACAAGAATCACTTGTAAAAACTATTACTGGTGGTGAAGCGATACTAGCGCGCTTCTTGCGTCAAGAGTTTTTCGAGTTCATTCCGGAATTTAAAGTGTTTTTCACCACGAATCACAAGCCGATCATCGGTGGTGTAGATGACGGTATTTGGCGCAGGGTGAAGATCATCCCATTTACTTTGAGTTTAAAACCGCATGAACGCGATAAAAAACTTGAAGAAAAGTTGTCGCTTGAAATGCCAGGGATTTTAAACTGGGCCATTGAAGGTTGCTTGAAGTGGCAGCAGTCGGGAGTAAAAGAACCGAGAGTAGTAACGGATGCAACCGGAAACTATAAAGACGATATGGACATTCTCGCTCCATTTTTGAATGAAGTTTGTTATATAGATGAGCCTAAAAATGAAGCAATTCAGATTGAAGCAAAGGAATTATATAACGTCTATGACAAGTGGTGTTTTGGTTCGGGTGAACGATCTCTTGGAAATCGTTCGTTTTATCGAATGTTGGAAACTAAAGGGTTCGGAAAAACAAAAGGAACTGGAAATAAGACATTTTTGACAGGAATAACCATAAAAGAACGCGCGCCAGTTACTGGAGGAGTTACCGAAAATGAAGAAAGTAGCTTTTTCAAGGTCACTCAATAACACTTAAATCGTTCAGTAACTCAAGGCGTTTTTTAACAAGTCAATAGCACCAATGGTTTAACAGGGTTATTTTTTAATGAGTTATTATAATTATTGGTTTTTCTATAACTTTAAAAAATAAAAATAAAATATATATATAAGAGTATTAGTATTCAGTAAACCGGATTTCCTGATACTCATAATAACTCAAAACAACTTGAAGCGTTGCGTCTGTAGGGTTGAGCGTCAGTTACTGAACGAAAAAAGGGTTATTTAACGGACGTTTCAGTTACTTTAAGAGGTTTTTAAAAAATCCTGATAACTAGGAGGCGTTTAATTTGGAAATTTACGCAAAACCATATGTAAAACATCAAATATCAAAATTCACGAGTGTCAAAGTATTAAAACGCGATGGGTTTAAATGCTTGGGCATGGATATTTATAATACTTATAAAGATTGGTGTAGAAAGTCGAACACTTTACCTTATCCAAAAAACAAACTGTATAAAACCCTCGAAAAGAAATACGAGAAAACTAAAATTAATGGAAAAATTTATTTTCTGGATGCGGAAGTATTATGACTAACACACTAAAAATACTCTCGCTCATCTGGAAATCCGGCGCTGAAATTTATCGTGATGAAAAAGACGGCAGGCTTGCACTAAACAATGCGAGCCTGATCCATCCAGAAGTATTGAAATCAGCGGAACCGATTTTTAATCAAATTGATGATTGGTTTAAAAGTTGGGAGGGTGCAACCGGTCCCGATATTACAATTCGAAAAGCGTTGGAATTATATTGTGGATGGACAAAGAATGAAAAAATGAATACCTGGCTATTGTCGGATAATGAATCATTAAATTTATTGCATGATTGGACCGTTGTACTTGCTCGTAATGGTTGGCGTGATCCATACGATGATTATCGGCAATATGAAAATGATGAATCAAATGAGATGAAAACGGAATTTTATAAACGTGCCGTTTCATGGGCTAGTCGGAATAAGTAGCTAACAGTCGCTTCTTGGCGAATTACGTCAAAGGTGAACATTTACTCTTGCAAAGATTTATAGAGCCTAGAAACGAATGCTACGACGTTGTAAAGGGAGGGAAATAGAATGAATAGAGAAATTAAGTTTCGCGCTTGGGATAAACGACATAATGAAATGTATGACTGGGAAACAATAAAAGCAGAATTCACAATGAAAGATTTCGAGCACGAAGATTTGGTCTGGCTACATTATACAGGTTTAAAAGATGGTGCGGGATATGAGATTTATGAAGGTGATATTTTAATTGAATATCCTCATCAAAATCTTCATGAAGTAATTTGGGATGAGTACGGATTGTTTCTTTTCAATCCTGTTGGCGCTTCAGGTGAAGCTGTTGATTATTACGAGTTTGAAGAAACCGCGACTAGTCTTTCCTTCGTGCAAAGTAATATTTACAAAAATCCTGAACTGTTAGTAGGTGATAAAAATTGATCCATTACAAGTACACCGATAAAGAAATCGAAGCAATATTAAAGACGTTGACCATCGTTATCGATACAAGAGAAAAAGTGAATGGTCATGTGTTGAAATATTTACAGCAAAAAAGTATACCGGTAAAGATTCAGAAACTAGATCATGGTGATTATGGTTGCATGATTCCGGCTAATCCAGAGTTAGGTATTCAACGCGATTTATACATGAATACATTCATCGAAAGGAAAAATGGAGTAGATGAAATTACGGGTAATCTACAAAAAGATACCCAACATGCTTTTATCAATGAATTGATTAGAGCGCAAGGTAGCCGCTTTGTCCTGTTTGTGGAAGAACCTGATTTTGATGAAAAGATCGCAAAAGGTGATTACCGTTCAAAGTACGATCCAAAAGCATTAAAAGGCAGACTGGAAAGTTTAAAGGCGAAATATAACTTTGAAATCGTACCAATGAGCAAGCAGATGATTGGGCATAATATTCTCCATCGTTTTTATTATCAAGCACGACATTTTTTAAAGACTGGGATGTTTTAATTAAAAAAGGCGGGTGCTTATATTGTTCGAATGGCTAAAGGATTATCAAGAACTTAAACAGAAAATAGAGTACCTAGAATATAATCTTGAACGTTCCGGTAAAGAACTGCATAGATGGGTTTCGGGTGATCTTGCAAAATACAAATTAACAGCAGAGTCAGATGGCGCTCAATTAGAAGAACGAATCGAAGTGATTGAATATGAACTCGCTCATAATATGAATGATTTCTATGATATGCAAAAAATGATGAAAGCATTCAAGGGATTAGAAAGCAGAATCCTTTTCTTGAAGTATGTGGAAGGCAAGACGCTTGAACAGATAGCTGAAGATGTCGGTTACAGTTCTAGTCATATTAAAAAACGTCATGCTGAAATAATGAGAGCGATGCAAGTGGCGAAGGAATATAGTGCATTATAAAAGTGTCACGAAAGAGCACCATTCCAAAAGGCTGATACTATTGAAAATCCGCGATATAGTAAGAACATAAAGAACTGACAACAGGGGCCTGGTTGGTGCCGAGTTGTTAAGCTTTATAGTTCCTCCTCCAATTTGATTCCATCCAGTTGTTCCGACTGGGTGGTTCTTTTTTTCTTCTGTTTTGGTTACAATATCCAAAAGGGGGAATGGAAATGAAAAAACTATGGGTATTATTATTAATGGTTGGGCTACTAGCAGCCTGTGGAAGTGACGATTCAAAAACCGAAGCAACAGGAAACCCGAATGAATCCACATGGGATGACGTGAAAGACCATGATCGCATTGTTGGTGTAAGTGATAAAGACTTTTCAAAATTAAAGAAAATGAAACCGGGTAAAGTCAGGAATGATACTACTGGCAAAGCAAAGAAATTAGTCATGTCCGGTAATGAAGATGTGTTGGAATACTTGTTATCTTACGAAAAAAAGAACATGAAAGACGATGAGGTTCATTACATAATAAACTTTACTACTAACACTACTACCATCGTAAATAAGATGAGCGGATTACTATATGCAGATGTAAAAGAATACGTCGACAAAGAAGAACACGATGCCAAGGCGATAGGTTCTGGCATGTTATTAAAAAGTTATATCATCTATCCAGATGGTGACATAGAAGAAGTTGAATAATCCATAACATTGAAAGGCATCCGAATCTCATCGGGTGTCTTTTTATTTTATGGAGGGGGAGAAACTTATGAAAGAAAACATTAAAGGTATGAGAAGAAAATGTATCAGGTGCAAGCATGAAGGTGTGACATACACAAACGATGAAGTCGTTGCCTTCTGTCCTGTTTGCGATGGTAACTATGTAGACCTATTCAGATGGGGTACGGTAAATACATGCGCTAATAAAAAACCTGACAAGCGTCCAGAAACAAAGATAGCGGAATTAGAAAAGCGTATCGAAGTATTGGAAAAAGAAAAGCAATCCGGTTATACCATAGACAACGTAATCATCAACGTGAAAGAGCATGTGGACGTTGACAGAATCGCCCAGGAACTAATCAAGATGCAACAACGTGGAGTGAGAGGGAGTGGACGTTAATGGATATCAAAGACTACAAAGACAATGAGCTACTACGTGAGTTAGTCCGTCGTGGATGGTACAAGTCAGAGATACCATTCGTGGTTGGTTGCTGTGGCAAGGGTCGCAAGGTCACACTTACTTATAACCCATGGGATATAAACAAGGGTGAGCAGTCATGACAGAATTAAACATTTTCTTTTTTATAACAGGGATGATGCTCACTTGTGTAATTGCTTCATTACTTCATTGGTTGCTTGGTGATTGACATGGTAACTAACAAACGCATGCAAGAGTTAATCAACTGGATCAACGACGGTCAACTCATGAAGTTTTATAAGAGCAAAGAATGGTTTGCTAAGCGTGAGCAGGCAAGACAACGAGATAACTATGAGTGCCAGCTATGCAAGGCGGAGGGCAAGTATCATCGTGTAGAGAACGTCCATCACATCAAAGAAGTAAAGACTCATCCGCATCTATCATTGAGTCTATCTAACTTACAAAGCCTATGCATTGCCTGTCATAACAAAGTACATGAACGATTGGATGAACAGCATGAAGTTAAATTTACTAATGAGGAGCGATGGTGATATGTATTGGAGATCATATGTTTTGAGTCGGTGGGCGGTAGCCATGCAAAATAAAATTGATGACCTTGTCAATCCGTCACCACCATGGGAGACAAAGCGAAAAGGTTCGGCAAAATACAATCCAAACAACCGAAAGGGTAGGTGTAGATGATGAGTGAATACGTAAACCGATTAATCGAAAAGAGATTGGAAAGATTAAGCGACGATCTAAGACATACGGAGTCACAAATTGAATCTTGCAGAGAAGAAGATAAACGATTAGTGCAATACAGGGAAGAATTGTTCAACGAACGCGACGAACTCCGCCGTGAATTAAAATAATACACCCCCCGGTCAAAACTTTTGAAAAATTTTCGGGGAACCATTCAACGAGGAGGGGCCACGACTATTTATATTTTTGGCTTTACTCATGTATAAAGGAAAGTAAAAAAATGTAATTTAAAGGAGGGAGGAAATTGAACGAAGCTCAATTGAAAAAAAGAGGGAAGATCAAAAAAGGTCTTGTCTCGCAACTGAAGGAAAACGGCACGACTGCACAACACCACATGGATATGGTAGACAATTATTTGACCATGTGGGATATGGCACAAGCACTTGAAGTGGATTTTCATAATAATGGTGTGAAGGTCATGACGAGTACAGGTTCTAAAATCAATCCATCCATTCCAGAATATACGAAAACGAATAATCAAATGTTGCGCCTGTTATCGGAAATGGGATTGAAGCCAGTCAGACAAGAACCAGAAGTTGATCCAGATGAAGATTACTAATCCATACATCGAAGAGTATATTGCGGCAGTTGAATCAGGCGAAATTGTCGTAAACAAAGATGTGAAAAAATTAATTAAACTAGTAAAAGAAAAGTCCTCCTCTTCATCTGTGGAAGTCCGGAATGACGAAGTAGAAGACGCTATTGAATCGATTGAAAAGTATTTCCCGTTCAAATTATTCAAATGGCAAAAATTCGTGATTGCTTGCATGTTTGGACTATTTTATAAAGATGGATCTTTAGTGTTCAATGAATTTTTACTGTACATGGGACGCGGTGCAGGGAAAAACGCATTTTTGGCCGCACTCTCCTTCCACATGTTGGGGAAACAAGGTGTGCGCGGGTATAACGTGGATATTGTCGCAACGTCCGAAAAACAAGCTATGACATCATTTAAAGACTTACACGATGTATTGGATGAGCATTGGAAAACGTTCAAAAAACATTTTCGGAAAACGTTGCAAGTGATTCGGCATTATAAAACGAAATCGGAAATTGCGTACTATACGAACAACGCGAAAACGAAAGACGGTTTCCGTCCTGGTGTCGTTGTATTTGATGAAATTCATGCTTATGAAACGGAAGATAATATTAAAGTATTTACATCCGGCCTAGGTAAAGTCCCACGCGCTAGACGTATTTATTTGACAACTGATGGAAATGTACGGGATGGATTTTTGGATCAAATCAAGGAAGAAGCGGATCGCGTGTTAAATGGTGATTTGCCGAACTCTCGCATGTTTCCTTTCCTTTGCCGTTTGGACGATCCAGAAGAAGTCCACGATGAAAGAATGTGGGAAAAAGCCAATCCGTCTATTCAACATCTACCGGATTTAAAACTGGAAATGACGATTGAATATGATCGAATGCAAGAACGTCCGTCTGCTCGTATGGAGTTCATGACCAAACGAATGAATATTCCTTCTCAACTATCTGCTGATGGAGTGGCAGACTGGGATAAGATCGCGGCTACTAATCAAGAGTTTCCTGATTTTAAAGGTGCGGACTGTATCGGTGGGATTGACTATGCAGATACACGGGATTTTGTCGGTTGTGGCTTGCTGTTTAAAAAGGACGGTAAGCGATATTGGAAGCATCACACGTTTATTAATCATCGATCATTGTTATTGGCGAACTATCGCGTAGACATAGAATTGGCGATTAAACAGGGATATGTAACGATTATTAAAGAAGAAACAAATAACCCTGACATTATCGCGGGTTGGTTCCTAGAACAATCTAAAAAGCACAATATTAAGATGATTACGAGCGATATGTACCGGATTAACCATCTACGCGAAGTGTTTGAAGGGTACGGTTTTAAATTAGACATTGCTCGTAGTGGTACAAAAACACATACCATGTTGCAGCCGATTGTAGAAGAATTATTTGCCTATGAAAATCTTGTGTACGGTGACGATATGATGATGCGTTGGTACACCAATAATACTTATGTTAAATATGACGGTAAGGGCAATATCACATATGAAAAAATAGAACCGAAAACCCGTAAGACTGATGGGTTTGCGGCTTTTTTGCATGCATTACAATTTGATGCACAACTTCAAGAAAGCCGGACATTAACAAAAGAAAATATCACAAAAGCGTTCCGAGTACGGACATATTAGGAGGTGAGAAATTGGGAGTATTCGATTGGGCAAGAGCGTTTTTCAACAAAGGTACAAGGACATTAAATTTAGATGAATGTCATTTTATGTTGCAAGCAGAGGTTTATTACAAAAGGCTTGCCATTGAAACTTGTGTGGATTTAATCGCCAATGCGTTAGCAAGGTGTGAATTTCAGACATATAAAAATGGAAAACCGACACGCCAAAACTTGCACTACTTGCTAAATGTACAGCCAAACCAAAATCAAAACGCCACACTGTTCTTTCATAAAGCAATCCGTAAATTCTTTATCGATGGCGAATGTTTGATTATTAATGACGGTGGAGAAAAATATTTTATTGCGGATGACTTCGAACGTGTGGAGTTTGCATTTAAACCAAACATTTATAAAAATATCACAATTGGTGATTTGCAAATGAACCGCGTTTATTTTGAAGCAGAAGTATTTTATCTTAAATTGACAGATGCGAACATTATCAAGTTGATTGATGATTTATACGAATCTTACGGTAAATTACTTGCATCCAGTATGGCGTACTACAAGCGCAAAAACACTAAACGTTTAATGTTTAAAGGTGACTTTTTACGCAGACAGGATGATGAGATACAGACAGCGCTTGACGATATGCGAGATGCACAAATGAAAAACTGGTTTGATCCTGATGTGTCTGGTGCAACGTTTGATTTGCAAGAGGGTTATGAGATGGAAGATATGTCTGACTCAAAAGCTGGCGCGCAAGGATTATCTGACAGCCGCGACATCGGCAATCTGGTTGATGACATATTTAACTATGTTGCCATGGCGTTTCATGTACCACGTGGATTGCTTAAAGGCGATTTGGCTGACATTGAAAAGCAAACCGACAACTTTATCATGTTCGCATTAAGTACACCTGCTGAAATGATCGCAGATGAATTTAACCGCAAGCTGTACACTCGTCAAGACCATATGGACCGTACTTATTTAAAGCTAGATACATCCAAAATTAAGACGGTTGATATAAATCAATTAGCTGTCGCAGTAGACAAACTATTTTCTATCGGTGGCATGACGATTAATGATGTACTTGCGGAGTTGGGCAAAGATCCTATTGATGATGAGATAGCAAATAAACGGTATGTTACCAAAAACTATGAGCGTGTGGATGTCACAGAAAGAAACTTGAAAGGGGGTGAGAATGAATGAAACGTAAACGATTTAAAAACCAAGATTTAGCGTATATGGCTGATGTGCAACATGAATTTAAAGCACAGTATAATGCAGAGACAGATTCCACTAAGCTTGTCATTTATGGAGAGATTGGAGACTACTGGTGGGATTCCACTTCTGCTACCGATGTGGATAGAGCGCTAAAAGATGTTACATCAAAAACTATTCATGTTCACTTGAATTCTGGTGGCGGTGATGCGTTTGACGGAATCGCTATTTATAATCAGCTAAAGAATCATACTGCTGAAGTTGTCATCCACATTGACGGTCTAGCGGCATCTGCTGCATCTATTATTGCAATGGCAGGTGACAAGGTTTATATGAACGCTGGATCTATGCTGATGATTCATGAAGCGTCTACATTTGCTTATGGAACGAAAGCGGATATTAACAAAACACTTGGAGCGCTAACTGGTTTAGATGCATCTCTTGTTGATGTATATATGACAAGGTTTGCAGGAGATCGCGAAGAAGTAGAAACACTTCTCACCAATGAAACATGGATGACCGCTAGTGAAGCGATTACTTTCGGATTTGCTGATGAAGAAATAGAAGTGGAAGATCCAACAGTTGTGGCCAAACAAGCTGAACGATTTAAAAACAACTTATTGGAAAGATTCAAGAAAGCGGAGCCTTTGAAACCTACCGCATCCACTTCCACAAATATGCTAGATCGATTCAAACGCCAAGAATAATAGGCGTTTTTTTTAATACACAAAAACAGGAGGTCATGACACATGACAACAGGAATTAAAAACCCGGACAAACAAGTTCCGGCTATCAATAAAGATGAGCAAATCAAAGCATTAAAAATGGCGTTTGAAAATGGAGATTCTGCTGAAGTAGCCGCACGAATCGTAGAAAACTACGAAGCTAATCAACAGCATTATCAGGCAATGATGGATCAGACGATCGCAGAAGCCAAAAGATCGCAAGAAGAAGGCTGGGACCAGGCTACACTTAATGCCCGTGGTGTTCGCACTCTTACGACTGCCGAAAAGAAGTTTTACAATGCGGCAATTGAAGTAGAATCATTTGACGGTGTAGCTGCACTCGTACCGCCTACGGTATTTGATCGCATCTTTGAAGATTTGGCAACGGAGCATCCTTTGCTATCTCGAATTAACATGCAGACAACAGGGGCCGCAACAATGTGGGTTACTCGCAAAGAAGGAGCAACTACTGCTTACTGGGGCGATGTATGTGACGAGATTAAAGAAATGGTTGACAACGGTTTTGAAACGGTTGACATGGGCATGCAAAAACTTTCCGGTTTCTTGGTTGTATGTAAAGCGATGTTTGAGTTGGGGCCTGAATGGTTGGATCGTTACGTTCGTACATTACTAACTGAAATCATGGCAACTGAACTTGAAAAAGTGGCTGTCAACGGTGATGGTAACAAAAAGCCTATTGGTATGATGCGCGATTTAGATGGTGCAGTATCAGGTGGCATATATCCAGAAAAAACACCGGTAGCATTGCCTGATTTCAGCCCTGCATCAATCGGTGAATTAATCCTTGCACCGACAACAAAAGGCGGTACACGGGATTACACAGGCATCACGCTAATTATTAATCCACTTGATTATGCATCTAAGTTTTTCGCGATTGGCGCAAAACAAAAAGATGATGGATCATGGACGTTTAATAACTTTGCTGTCCCAGGATTAGAGATTATTCGTACTCCTGCTGTGCCAATCGGTAAAGTTGTTGCAGGTAAACCGGCAGATTACTTTATGGGTGTCGGGTCACAAGCGAAACTAGAATCTACGGATGTGCTTCGCATGATTGAGGATCAACGCCTATACTTGGTCCGTCAATTAATTAACGGCCGTCCACTCGACAATGAAGCATTTACAGTGTTTGACATTGCCAATATGTCACTTACTCCAGTTGAAGCTGTGCCAGTACCTTAATAGGAGGGGATAAGCATGTATAAAGTTTTAGAAACGTTTATCGAAAAAGATCACGAAAACCGTAAATACACAAAAGGTGAAGTCTACCCTGCCGAAGGTTTTAAAGTGACGAAGAAACGCGCTGCTGAATTGCAGGGGAATAAAAATAAGTACAAACGTCCGTTTTTAGGTGAGGAGATCAAAGCGAGCGATTCGAAATGACCGCGGCATTGATAGCTTTGAAAGACAAGCTGAAAATCACCTGGACAGACGATGACGATCAACTAACTAAATTATTGAACCGCTCCAAGTTGTACCTTGAAGGTATGACCGGGGCGGTTTTTGATTTAACTGTGGAAGATGACAAACTTGAGCTATTGCTTGAGCGTTGTCGATATGTTCGTAACAATGCGGGTGATGAGTTTGAAATTAATTATGCACCTGAATTAAAGCGGTTGATTCTAATGACTGCCTTAAAAAAGAAGAAGGTGATGTCTGATGAAATCCATTCGCAAGACGTACAATGATGGCTATCTGCAATATGGCCAAACCGAAACAGGACGTTCTGAAACCGGAAAACGAATAGGAAACGTGTTTGTGGAAGAAGGCCGCCTGGCTTATAGTGAGCAGTCTTGTCGTGAGCAAGATTATCAAATGGCAGATGTTATGTCGCGCAGTCTGGACATGAAGGTTAAAACACCACTACCGCCTAATTATCGGTCGTTTAGTCGTAAACGTGTAAAGGTATCCGGTGTGACGTTTGACGTTATCAAAGTAGATGCTGATCGTTCAAATGATGAGCTGTATCTGTACTTGCAGGAGGTGGGATCGTGAGTAAGACACATGATTTTATGGATAAGCAACTGCATCTAATTTATCAGGGATTGACCACATTCGGTCTGCCGGTTTATGAAGATGAAATTGCACCAGATGAAGAAAAATCATTATTAGATGACTACCATTGCTTGGTGTACGAAACAGGTCCCATGTCCAAAAATCGAGACATGAAAACAGTCTCTCAAGTTTTGACGGTCTATTATTATTGTGAAAACCGTGATGACATAGATAAACGCACCATTGACATTGTGGACGCGTTGGACAACGTGCCACGATTAGAATTTATCAGAACCCAAAAACAACGTTTGCAAAAGAAAGACACGGATCAATTTGTGGACCGTGTTATTTTGACGTTTGCGAGGGTGATCCCATATGGCAAATGCTAAATTTGAAGTAGATTACGAGGATATTAAATTACTTGAAAAACGATTATTGGAGATACCAGGTAAAGCTGAACAAGCAATGAATGGTGTCCTCCACACGAAAGGTATTGAATTAGTGACTAAACAAATCACGCATTTAATGCCTGTTTCTAATGTGCAGAAGAATCACGCGAAGTATTCCAAGTGGAGCCGTTCAGAAACTGAAAACTTGGGCTTTACCGTTGTCACCAAAGGTGGGGCGGCAAAGAATAAAGGTAGTTTTGGCTATCTGATTTTCCCTGATGAAGGGCGTGGGCGATCTAATCCAGATGAGCAAGACTTTACAGGTCGCGCAATGGATGCAACCGTTCCACAATTATTAAAGTTAATGAATAACAAAATTACAGACACAATACAGGAGGTTTTATAGATGGTAAATGTAATTACAGAATTTGATGCGGTGGCAATTAAGAATGCCAGCATCCAAGTTTATGAAAACAACGTAGCAAAAGAGGGTACACCGTTTGGTTGCGTAGGTTCAATTGAAGGTGAAACGGAATCAAAGGAAATCGTTAAAATTTGTGAAGGTATCGAAGTCAAGAAACGTACCATTCCGCAAAAAATGAATCTGACTGTTTCCGCACACATTCCCGTGCAGGTCGCTCGTGATATTTTTGGTCTGTCAAACGAGGACTTGAAAAAAGGAGTATACGCGTACGGCCCAACATCCAAAGGTAAGCGTTTTGTGTTCACGGCCGATGTTGTGGATGAGTTTGAAGATGAAGTGAAATTAATTGCGTTCCCGAACGTATCAAATAACTCTGGTTTCCAGATTTCTATCGAAAATGGACAGGATGAAGTAGCACTACTTGAAATGGAATTAACAGCACTTGTTGATTCAAACGATAAATTCTACTACGAAGCATTGACTGCTGAAGTCGAAGATGAAGCAATTAAGACAGATTGGCATACAGCCTTTACACCAGAACTAGTTAACGCTGTGCCAATCCCATAAGTAACGCACCCTACTGGCAACAGTGGGGTTATTTTTTTAGGTGAAAAAAACAAAATCGGGAGGAATGAAAAAGATGGGTAAAAAAATTCATGTTTTGGAATTGAAAGAAGTAGAAGCTGTGGAAGTAGAAGGCGAATTTGAGCAACGCTATGTAAACGTCAAGAAATACCCTGTTTATTTAACGAATGCTGCTATGCGTCGCGGTCGAGATTTAGGATTAATTGAAAATAGTTTGATCGCGGAGTTTGCGAAACTGGGAGCGTTTCAGGAGTTGCAAGGCATTGAATTAGCGGGTGGCGGAAACGACTTTGACAAGTTGGAAAAACTATCTGAAATTGATGATGGTCCGATGATTAATGTAATCTATCTGGCATTTATCGGGGCAAACAAAAGTGTGAAGATGGATTTTGAAGAATTTATGGAACTGTATCATTTGGACTTTACCGAAACACTCACTCTATATGTATCTTTGATTTCCGAATCATTTTCCAATGATAACAACTTTGCAGCCGGATTAATTGGTTCAACCAAACAAGATAAAAAAAAGTAAAACCACCCACTCTCAAATATGAAAGTGTGGAGGACCTATATACAGTCTATTGCCTTGTTGCTGGTATAAGCGATGAGGTTTTTTGGCATTTTCCGATAGGTGACGTGGAGCGGATCTACCAAAACAAACTCGCCTATGATGGCTGGTCCAACAATCCTAAATAACAAAGAAAGGTAGGTGAGGACATGGCGAAAGATAACAACGAAATCAAAGTAACCTTTAAAGCTTTTAATCAAGAATTTAACAAAGCGATGAAGGACATGAACCAAGAATCTGCAAAGTTGCGACAAGAGATGAAATTGCAATCAGAGCAAATGAAAAATAGTGCGTCTGAATCTGACAAGCTATCTGCCGTTATGCAAGGACTTGAGCAACGTTATGATTTGGCAAAAGAAAAAACTGCCGCTACTGCTGCCGCGCTTGAAAAGGTGAAATCACAATGGGGCGAAAACTCCACTGAAGCTCAAAAATTTGAACGACAGTTGCGTAGTAATCAGATTGCCGAACAACAAATTGCGAATGATATTACTCGTACCACCGAATTACTGGAAAAAGCAAAAACCGCTGAAGCTGAACGTGCGGCCGCTACTTCTGATGCCGCTGTAAAGCTTGGGGAATTGCAAGCCAGTGAAGAAAAACTCGCTCAATCAAGCGAGAAATTGACCGCTGAATATGAATTGCAAAAAGCGCAATTAGGTGATAATGCAACGGAATCACAAAAGCTATCCGCGCAGATGGATAACTTAAATCAGGCTCATGACATTGCTGGTCAAAAAGTTGCGAACTATGAACAACAATTAGAACAGGCGAAACAACAATACGGTGCAAGCTCCACCGAAGTTCAGGTATATGAAAATAAATTACTTGAAGCGCGAACAGCTGAACAACAGCTTGCCAATGAAATCAAGACCACGAATACAGCGCTTGAACAGCAAAATGATAAGCTTGCACAAACTGCTCAAAAACTCGAAGAAGCCGGCAAGAAAATGACGGAAATCGGAAAAGATATGACGATGAAAGTCACGGCTCCAATTGTAGCAGCTGGTACTGCTGCCGTTTTGATCGGGGCAAACTTTGAAGCTAGTATGAGTCAAGTTGCCGCTGTTTCGGGTGCGACAGGTAAGGATTTGCAAGACTTGGAAGACAAGGCACGTGAGATGGGTGCCACGACAAACAAGAGCGCAAAAGATTCTGCTGATGCGCTTGGGTACATGGCGTTGGCGGGTTGGGATAACAAGCAGATGATGGAAGGCTTGGAGCCTATCCTAAAATTATCATCTGCCGGTAATATCGACTTGGCACGTACATCTGATTTGGTCACGGACTCAATGTCTGCCATGCAGATGGAAGTAGATGAATTGCCAGGCTTTCTTGATAAGGTAGCACAGGCATCTGCCAACTCAAATACAGAAGTCGATCAATTAATGGAAGCCTTTCTGGTTGCTGGTGGTAACATGTCATCCTTTAATGTGCCTCTTGAAGAATCCACAGCGTTATTAGGAATTCTTGCAGATAAAGGTTTTAAAGGCGCAGAAGCCGGTACAGCGATGAATGCGATCTTTACCAATCTGACAAGTGGATTAGGTAATTCCGCAAAGGCAATGGATGAGATCGGCGTATCTGCATTTGATGCGAGTGGTAATTTTATTGGTTTGGAAAATGTATTACTACAAGTTAAAGAAAAAACCGAAGGCATGACCGATGAGCAACGCGCTCACTATATATCCATGATTGCCGGTAAAGAACATTTGAAGAGTTTCCAAGGTTTAATGAATGGGCTTGGCGAAGATTACGACTCTTTGAAAGGTAAAATTGAAGATTCTACTGGCGCGCTTGAAAAGATGTACGACATCATGACAGATAACCTAAAAGGTCGTTGGGATGAATTTACATCGGCACTCGAAGAAGCGGCTATATCTATCTTTGAAGCTTTACAACCCGCGCTCGAAGTATTGCTAGGAAGTCTACAAATATTAGTAGATGTATTTAATTTTTTACCAGGTCCAATACAAGCCGTCTTGGTTGTGATTGCGGGGTTGGCTGCCGCTGTTGGTCCGGTGTTACTGCTATTCGGGATGTTAGCGGGTTCTGCAAATTCTGTTCTTGCGGTTATGACAAAGGTACCCGCTATATTATCCCTGGCATCCAAAGCATTTACAGTAATTCAACTAGCCATTGCAGGTATTAATTTACCTATCACTTTATTAATTGTGGCAGTTGCCGGAGTAGCGTATTTAATCGTTAAATATTGGGACCAGATCAAAGAGGTCACAGTCGCAGTATTTACTGCAATAGGCGAGTTTTTATCCGAGTGGGGGCTATCCTTACTCATCATCTTGTCTGGTCCTATTGGTTGGGTAATTGCGTATATTGTGGACAACTGGGAATTAGTCAAAGAGCAGACGATGATTATATTTAATGCAATCATGGATTTTCTTTCCGAGTGGGGCTTGACATTACTTGTCATTTTATCCGGTCCTATGGGTTGGGCGGTTGCGTTTATTGTTTCTCATTGGGACGAGATACGCGCATTTACTTCTGAAATATTCACATCTATTGGTCAGTTTTTAGAAGAGATTTGGAATAAGATCGGTGCATTTTTATCAGGAATCGTAACAGCGATAGTGTCTGCTGTCGTGCATTGGTGGGAAAATTTGAGTGATGAAACCCGCGCGAAGTTCACATGGATTGCGGAATTAATCGTGAAAATTTGGTCTGCTATTTCCACCTTCTTTTCTAACATTGTAAGTTCTATTGCCGGCACTGTTCGTAAAAAGTTTGGAGAAATGGCTGATTCTATCAATGAAAAAATGCATGATGCCTGGCAGTTTATTGTGGATGTCTGGCAAAAGATTAAAGATTTCTTTATGGGCATTTCTTTATTCCGTGAAGGTGTCGAATTAATCCAAAGCTTTATTGACGGTCTATTATCTATGTTTAGAACGGTCATGGCAGCAGCACAGAAACTTGTGGATGCCATCCCTGATACTATCAAAAAAGTATTAGGTATCGGAGAAACAAAAGCAATCGGTGCAGGGTTTGGCGAAGATATGGCAAGCGGTATCAAGTCCAGTGAAAAGAATGTCAAGAAAGCATCTAAAGATGTTGTGAAATCTGGTAGTAAAGCGGCAAGCGATGAGGTCAAAAAGAGTAAAAAAGAATCTGATAAGCAAGCTAAAAAAGATGCGGCTGATTCGAAAAAGAAAGCTACTGCCGCCGCTAAAGCTGAACGTGATGCGGTTACAAAAGCACTCAATGAAGTCAATAGCCAGATATCGGGTAAACGCGCAGCTGGCACGTCATCCGCGGCTGATGAAGCGGCAATTTGGAAGGATAGCATTGGCAACTTTAAAGCAGGCAGTAAAGAGCGGATCAAGGCGGAAAACGAATATGCCAAGTCACGCGATAAAGCAGAAAAAGAACGTCTAGCCCAGCAAAAGAAACAAGCGGCTGAACGTAAGAAATTACAAGCGGAATCTGCTAAAAGTGAAAGTAAAGCTGTTTCTGATTCCATGACAAAAGTAAATGCGGAAATTGCTAAACGTCGTGCGAATGGCGGACTATCCGCGAAAGAAGAAGCGGCTATCTGGAAAGCGAATATCAGCCAGTTTAAAGCGGGATCAAAAGAGCGTATCAGAGCAGAAAATAGTTATGCTGCCGCTTTGAAGAAGTCGCAAAACGAAACCGCATCCCAACAAAAGAAAACGGAAAAAGAAAAGGTTGCCGCACAGAAAAAGGCTGACCGCGATGCATTGGCCGCTAAAAAGAAAAAAGAATCTGATGCCAAGAAACAAGCACAAGCGTCCGCAAAAGCAGAGCGTGATGCACAGGTTAATGCTATGCAAAAGGTTAATGCGGAGATTGCAGAGAAACGTGCGAATGGTGGACTATCAGCCGCAGAAGAAGCAGCCATTTGGAAAAAGGCAATTAATCAATTTAAAGAAGGTAGTAAGGAACGTATTAAAGCACAAAATGAATACGCTGCTGCCCTTAAAAAAGCCGACAAAGAATTGGAAGAAGCGTCCAAGAATCGGTTTGATGCCATCAAACAAAATGCGGAAGACTTAAAGTCATTGGATCAATTGTCATTAAAAGATGAAGCTGAGTATTGGAAGAAAGCTATTGGTCAGTTTAAAAAAGGTACAAAAGAGCGCATATCTGCCCAAAAGGAATACCAACGTACACTTAAACAAATTAATGACAATGTAGTCAGCACCAACAAAAAGTATGCCGATCAGATGAAGGCTATAAATGACAAGTTGGTTGCAGATGTAAAAGATGCAAATGACAAGTACAACAACGAATTTAAAAGCCGTCGTGAGTCGTACATGAATTTTGCCGGTTTGTTTGATGAGTTCGAAGTTAATATGGAACGATCAGGAGAAGATCTACTCAACAATCTGAATAATCAAGTTGATGGATTTAAGCAATGGCAAAAAGAGATGGAAAAGCTTGAATATAAAGGTGTGGATGACACACTCATTGAAGAGTTACGTCAGATGGGGCCGAAAGCATTGCCTGAATTATTGGCACTCAATGAGTTGACAGGTTCCGAGTTAAATAAATACTCCAATTTATTTAAGGAAAAAGCGGAACTAGCCACAAAACAAGCGACGGACGAATTGGCCGGAATGAAAGATGCTACAAAGGAAAGCGTCCAGGCAATGACAGACACGGCAAATAAAGAGTTAGCCGGGTTAGAATCTGCTTGGGTAGCAGAATTAAAGAAAGTCACATCTGCCGCTGAAGACGAGTTACAAGGCATGCAACAAATCGGACGAGATGCAGGTAATAGTTTACTAGCTGGATTAGTTGAAATGGAGTCGGCACTTGTCTCACAGGCCGCACAAATCGCACGTAATGTTAACGATGCATTGCGCGATACGTTAGGGCTTGTAGATATAAATGGCGCACTAGCAACAGCAGGTAGTCAGATTAAAGCCATGTCTTCCACACGACAATCTTTAGCTGTGCCGGAAAGTAATGCTGCTGTTATGTCGCGTATGCAGTCACAGGCACCGGCTGTTTATCAAGGTGATACTATCACCAATCAATACGATGTAGTTGCAACAATCCGCGAAGAAGCAGATATTAAAAAAGTATCGCAAGAATTGTATGTGTTACAACAACGAGGGCAAAGGGGGCGTGGTCGATAATGGGCGTATCATTTAACGGCTTACGCTGTGAGACAGTCGGCTTGGATGTCTTGGACATTCGTCGGCCTATCATGGCAGAAACCAAAGATACCTATATTGATATACCGCACAAGCCAGGTAGTATTTTAATCCCGGATAGTACGGCAACTGATATTCTAATAGAAGTTGATTTTGAATTGGATGCGCCACGTGGTGTGTCCTTTTTTAATGCATGTCGTGCGGTTGGGGCATGGTTGGCCACGAAGAGTAGAGCGCCATTAATTTTTGATGATGATCCTAATTATACCTATTCCGCAAAAGTAGATGGGGGCGTAGACTCAATGGAACGTATAGCACGATACGGTACATTTACCGTGACATTTAGGGCGTTACCTTATGAGGTGATATAGATGGGAAAAAGCACATATTTACAGCACAAAACACTTGCTGATGCATTAGGTTCAAACGTGTACTTGGCGCTTTATCGTAACAGCCCAGGTGATGATGACGAGGGTGACGAGGTGACGGGTTATACTCGCTTGCCTGTCACCTTTACTACACCTTCACGCAAAAAAGCTTTGATGATGTGTGAGAATTCGAATACTGTCACATTCCCAACAAAATCGGGAGGGTACGGCACAATTACACATGTCGGATTACGTGATGCGGAAACAGGCGGTAATCTACTTTACTATGCACAATTAAAGCGCGCGATCCGTTCCACAAATGACAAAACCGCGGTTGAGTTTTTAGCAGGAGAATTAAAAGTGTCCGAGGACTAAAGGGGGTAGCGCTACATGGATAAAATCGAATTAATTGGAATGGACGCTACTCATGTTGCCTACTTGGAAAACTTTGAAAATCCATTAATCAATGAGCAGATCAATGCGGGTTATATGTTTAGCTTTACTGCATTTGTGGATGACAAGACGCAGTTTATCAGTTTTGTAAATCGCGTCCGCTTGGAAGGTCAACAGTTTGACATTGCGCGTATTACCAAAAAACGCGATAACATCCCGAGTATTGATGTGGAATGTGATCATATCAGTTATCGTCTTAATCGCATTATCAACACAAGCGAGGACTTTGAGGGTACACCTGCACAGATTGTTGGATGGTTATTACAAGGTACAGCATTTAGTCCGGGTATTATTGATTTTACGGATGTTGTGTATTTTGCGCCGGGTGAAAAAAGCGTGCGGGAGTGCCTGATAGAGCTTGCAAATTTCGTGGGCGGGGAGTTGCGTTGGGATAACTTTGAAGTGGATTTGCTGCAACGTAGAGGTGCGGATAACGGACTTGAATTTAAACTTGGTGAAAACATCGAAGGTCTATCATTTGAAACCGATTTAACGGAAGGTGTGCCACGGTATGCGCTTGAAGTGGATGTACTGGATCTTGCTCATCATCCTGATTATGTAGCGGTGTATGACGAACTAAAAAAAGTACATTTAGGCGATAGTGTACGTGTATATGATCCGGTATTAAATATTGATATTGTACAGCGCGTAGTGAGTTATGACCGTGATCCGTTTCAAAAAATCACACCCAAAATCAGCATTGGAAATGTCATTCGAGATATTACGGAGTATTTTCGGGAGCAGGAAGATAGCGAAGAAGCCGAAGAAGAGGATACATCTATCCACTTTAAAGGCGGCGGATTTTTCATGGTTGACAATGAACCCCCTGAAGATGCTCCAAGCGGAGGGACGGCTGTAATTGACTTTTTAGCCGGTACGACGCAAGCATTAAATATTGTTGGCGCGGATATTACCGATCAGTTTAAAGCCGGACTATCAGCAGACTATGCCTCAACAACTGTGGAGGATCCTAACGAGCCGGTTACTATTCGTATGTCAGAAGCGGTATTGGACTTCTATACAGTCTTGGTCAAAGTCGGTACCAGATCTTACGGAAATACGGATTTTAAAAACGGGTTGTTGGTTGTGGAGGGTGATTTTCCGAATGACGTAGAGGTATTTATATCAGATGGTGAGTTATCTGCATCATCCATTGTCAAAGGCTACGGATTGCATGTAGATGTTGACGATGTGGTCGGTGGTCAAGATGGCTACTTTTTAGAATTTGGTAAAGCGGCACTGGCAGATACTATGACGTTTGAATTCAAATACGAAGAAGGTTATGACGAGATATGGTCTGTCACTACTGGCATTAATGGAGATGCGGCTATAACTGATCCCATCACCATTGTGACTAGCCCAGTCTATACAGGTGATAAAATAACCGCTATCAAAGGTGTTTGTGACACGACAGCGATTGACACAGCCGGATATGAGGTCAGTATACAGGCTATGTGTAAGATCGTGGAGGTGGTTGAGTAATGGCGAACGGATCATTTGGCGGGGGTAATGGTACAGCGAATAATCCGTATCTAGTAGAGGATGCAGCAGATTTAGACGCGATCAGATATAATCTAGGATCTAATTTTAAGCAAAGTAAAAAAATTGATCTTTATAACTTTGCTGAATGGGAACCGATAGGAGATTGGGATTCGCCTTTCACGGGTTCTTTTGACGGTGATAATCATCCTATAACAAATCTTAATGTTAGATGGCTAGGGGAATATGTTTATTGTGCCGGATTGTTCGGCTATGCAGAAAACTCCACTTTCGAAAACATAGAAATTATAGAAGGGAAAGTCTACGGTGGCGACTATGCAGCCATTTTAATTAGTCAAATCGCGGGCGGGGAAATAAGAAATTGTAAAGTTTCCGGATCTGTAAACGGCACAGGTTACGTTGGCGGTCTATTAGGATTCAGCCCTAATTGGGATGGACATACAATAATAGAGGATTGTATTGCTTCTGGTGTGATCATAGGACGCGCGAATCAAGATGGTGACGATTCATCATATGTTGGCGGTGTAGCTGGCTGGTTCGACGGTGCAATGAAAAAATGTAGTTTTGAAGGAAGCATAAACGGCAGTGAGAATGTTGGTGGGTTGGTAGGTTACGTTTCAGGTGGTGACGAGCCTTTAATAATGAATTGTTTCACTTCTGCAAGTGTTATATCCAATAACGGTTATGCAGCTGGTGGCATCGTCGGAGCGCTTGAAGGGGTTGTAATGAATTGTTATGCCGATGGCAGCATTATGGGATCTTACGAAGTCGGTGGGATAGTCGGTGATTTAGGCGGAGTTGTTAGAAACAGTTACGCGTTAAATAAAAGTGTAACCGCATTACGCAGTAACACAGGGCCACCGGATTATGAAAACGATTTTGGAGACATTGCCGGATATAACGGTGGCATGATAGAAAGTTGTTACGTCATTGAGAGTATGGGGAATTTGGGTTCCATTTCCCGTTACGCGGAAATTGTAACAGAAAAAAATGCGAGGATTAAAGCAACTTATGAAAAACGCGGTTGGGATTTCAAAGAAGTGTGGAGGATAAAAGAGGAAGAGAGTTTCCCGTACTTTATCCCGCCTAAATCAAAATCTCGTACAAAATGCGATCGTATCAACATTAATAAACTATTAGGAGGTTATTAAATGAATTTTTATAGAGGTACGCTAACAGCAAACACGGAACAAATAATTCCGCATAACTCGCAAAAGGTAACAGTTTTTAATCTTGGTCCTGGAGCCGTGTATATCAATTTTAACGACACGGCAACCGCGAACAGTCTATTGATCCCGGAAGGTTTCGGACGGACTATATCGCTAGGGTGGAACGTTCAGAACGTTCACGTTTTCGCAACAGAAGAAACAACAGTACAAATTGATGGGATGGGATGAAAATGGGACGAAGAAAAGTAGCGGGATTCAAAAAGGGAAAATTTAGTTTGCATTGTTTGATGTATGGACACGATCAAGATTTGTTTACGTATGGCGGAAAGCGGTTCAAGTGCTTTACGTGTGGCGCGACGTGGGACCGGTATATTAATTAATAAGGGGGTTATGATGTGCCATATTTTAAAATAAGCAATACAGGCGGCAACGGCGGCGGATCTGAACCGGCGGATTATACCGAACTAATACAAAGCGTTAGGGATAAAGGCGGAACGGTTGCGGACGGTGCTAGTTTACAAGAAATCATTATAGCGGTCGCGACTATCCCGGACTATGTAGAACCGCTAGACTTGCAGCCGATAGCGCAAGCGATACGCGACAAGGGCGGAACGGTTGCACAAGGTGATATTACGGCATTGGATTTAGTGGCCGCGATCACGACTATTCCGGAAGTGAGGCCGGGAACGGTTTACCCTATTGATCCGGCGTACAGGTTCATGTTTCCTTTACCCAAAAGCGATAACCCTAACTTTGTTATAGTAGAGTGGCCGAGCGCAAACTATGCAGAAAGGTTAGTTATTTTTTCAGGTTACGTGTCGCTAACCGATGAAAGTTCACTTGACGGATTAGGGATTTTGTTCGAAGAAGGTCCGGCGGAATATTATACCAAAGAAAGCGGCGCGTGGGAATTTTTTCAAGTTTATGGGAAAATGATATTAACTAGCGTAAGAAAAGAAAACATTCTTTTTTCAAACGTCCCTGTTATTGACCATACGACGAGGGAACTTGTCAGAGAACGTGACGACTTCTATCCTATCAATTATTTAGAACCTATCGAAACGGATTTGACAGGCGTGGAAAATCAGATTGTCGCACAAGGTGGAACAGTCACAAAATCGGGCGACAAGCCGACAGCGTCAGAAATATCCGTGGGTATAGAAACTATACCGAATGATAGGCCTTGTCCGGTTCCGCCGTTGTACCAATAACAAAAACCAGGACGCCTAAAAAGGGCGTTCTTTTTATTAAATATGAAAGGTAGTGGAAGAATGGCGAAGAATAGAAAAATGGTAGGATTTAAAAAGGGGAGATTTAATTTAAAATGTGCGGCTTATGGACATTTACAAGATATTTTCACATACGGTGGTAAACGTTTTAAGTGCGATCGTTGCGGTGCAACATGGGATGGCTACATCAATTAAACAAACAGATAAAAAAAGGAACGTCCACACGTTTATTCTTTTATTGTGAGCAAAGAAGGACAACCACTATTTATGTCGAATTAATCAAACATAAAGGGGGTAAGTCCATGAAAGTAAACATTATATACAAAGATGAAATCATCAAAGAAACAACGGTTAATAATATCACTTCTGAAAAATATTCTATGAAAAAGGGTGCAAGATGGGAAGTGAACGGCTTGGATCTCCAAGTAATTAATTTTGAAATCAATCACCCTGCTAATTACATGAATCTAAATTTCGAGGATTACGACAAGGTGATAGACATTAAAACAAGATTTAAGTGAGAGCGTCCTTCGGGGCGTTCTTTTTATTTTCTGAAAATCAAATAAAGAAAGGTGACGTTTATGCAGATGATTGATTGGTTAAACCGATTTTTAGAAACGGACAATACAAAGTTAATTTACCTGTTAGCTTTAATAATGGGGGCAAATATTATTGATTTTACACTTGGCTGGATCAATGCAAAGTTTAATAAACAAGTAGACTTTTCTTCAAGTCGTGCGATTTTCGGGATTGCGCGAAAGATGCTACTACTGATCTTATGCGTATACTTTATCCCAGTTGCTTTATTAGTGCCAGAACCAATTGGTATTAGTGCATTGTATGTATTGTACGCTGGCTATTTATTAAGCGAGATTAATTCTATTTTGAACCATCTGAAACTGACAGATGACGATAAATCTACCGATGTGTTTATTGATTTTATTAATACGGTGTTTAAAAAAGGGGGTAAGTAATATGAGTGTAACATCCACATGCCGTGACGTTTCCGAGCTATCGACAGTTGCACAGACCGCTATTAGACTATTATTCCAAGAGTTATATAAATCAGGAATCACAGATGTATTTGTAACAGAAACATATCGTAGTCAGGCCCGACAAAAATATCTATACGCACAAGGACGGACAAGGCCGGGGCAAAAGGTAACTTGGACATTAAACAGTAATCACGCAAGCCGTAGAGCGTGGGATATAGCCGTAGCACCGCCTAAAAATTTATATGACATAAACACACTTTCCAGAGTTGGCGCTATTGCTCGAAAGCTAGGCATTACCTGGGGCGGCGATTGGAAAGGTACACCGGATCGTCCACACTTTGAGATAAAGCCTACTTGGACAATTCCAACAGGATACAAACTGGAAGGACAAGTAGTTATCCCATCCAATAGCAAGTTGCGGGTACAGTTGATTGTGGAAGACAAAGATGATGTACAGCAAGTGGCGAGTGATAATAAAAAAGAGGGGGAGAATCGTGTGTGGTTAGAATTCTCAAGTCCGACATTAAAAAATGAGTTTGTAAAGTTTATGGAATCTAAAGGGCAACAGGAGATTGCGGTTAAACATGGAGTGGATCAAGGCTTTAGCGAGACATGGCTGACAAACGAAAAAGCGACTCCTGGTGATAAAGCGGTACTTGGGTTGCTTGGTATGGTTCGCGAAAAGAGATAAGAAAGTTAAACGCAACTTACTAAACGTTGTAGGTATGCAGTTTGCAATATCTTTTGTTAGCTTTAAAAAGACAATTACAAGTTAAAAAAATAATTAAAGCGACTCTATCCATAATCGGACGGAGTCGCTTTTTTTATGCTATAATGAAAATACTTCTTTCGTGAGAAGTAACACTACCGCGTGGGGTGGTAGTAAGAAGGCGCTCTTTATGGGTGCCTTTTTTATTTGCCCTCATACAGCTTTGCCTACTTCACGTAAGATGTTCAGGAATATAGGACTCATCTGCACTAGTACATATCCTAGACCGGAATTAAATATTACTTCCCAGGCTTTTTCAGAACGTCCTATCATGAAGAAGAAACATCCTCCTACCATGATGACACTAGCAATTGGGAAGCTGATAGCGACTAGTAGCTGTATTAATGGATCTAGTACATTTGCTAGCATATTTAGTGAAGCATCTCCAATAACACCCGTCTGAATAACGTCACTAGTCACGGGTAGGAGATCGCTATTCATAGGTATGGATGGTTGATTCATTAATACGTTTACAGGTTCTAGTATCGGCTCTATCGCCTGTACGGGTTCAGCGGCTATTGGTTCAGGCATAGTCCATACATAAGTAGCAAGGCTTGCAACACCTACCGTAGCGCCTACTAATGCCGCGTCTTTAATATTGTATCGGTGGCTAAAATCCGTGTATTCCGATTCCGGTACAACTTCAATCACACTTTTCTTTTTAAACATATATCTTCCTCCTCATTATTTAATATCGTTCATAGTGAATACCATGACAGCTTGCAACCCAGTGCATTCTTTCTTCAATTGATCCCTTCGGTGTTCGGTGGTGGTAAGCCATACCAAGGTTGGAAAGTGTCCTAGTTTTTCTTCCACCAATCCATTGTTCAGCAACTCGACATATCGTTTAATCTTGTTGCGATTTTCCTTCATTGTTTGCGTGGAATCCACTTCGAGAAAATGTTTCCGATCCCATGAATCTGAAAACATAGCATCCGTGATGACAGTTGAATGTCCGTCTGACACCTTCACTTCATTTTTCCAATCTTTCGGTTGACTAGAAAATAACCACATTTCATTTCGCATAACGATATGTTGGACATGACCGCCTTTTTTTCTCACCTTTTCACAATCCACATATGACCTTCCTTGTTTGGATAAATAGTAGATAGTTTGATAACCTTCGCGAATACTCATTAAGTAGTCTGATAGGTTGTGGAGGATTCTATTTGTATGTCGTACCGTTCCAAGCCGTAAACATTCATTTAATTGATCCCGCGTCATGAAATCAAACTTCTTCAAAAGTAACAATATTCTTTCGTCCCGCTCGTTCAACATGATTTTTCACCCCTTTTTTAACTGGAATGAATCGGACGGACGGTTCATTGTCGTCCACAATTGTTTCTTTCTTGTGCGAATCGATTACACTTTGGATTACTTCTGATTTAATGAAGGGAGTTTGTAATATTTCTTTTTTATCGGCCGTTTGATAGATAGCCCTTCCCTTAATCTGTGGAAGAGATTCAGCGCCTTCGCTATCTAGTACCACGCGTGAAGCCACAGCGGACTGTACACGGAACGATAGTTTTGCGTCAGAGTTCTGCTTACACTGACGCGGTATCACATCACCTGTCGGATATTGTGTAGCCAGTATTTGACGGAATCCCAATCCAGCGCCAAGCCTGGCGATCTGGCTCATCAACGTTTGACAGGCGAGTTTCATTTGTTTTTCTTCGCGCGTTACAGCTTCCGCAGGGTTCAGTTCCCCAACTTCATCCACAATGATAAAATAGCGGTCTTTCATGCCGGCTTCCTGTACGTTTTTCTTACCCATTGAACGCAGTTGTGACTGTATACTCCTCATCTTGTGGTAAGCTGCCTGTAGTGTCTGCAAAGCTTCCTCTGGCTCATATGCAATAGATACCGTCTGTTTAATATTTTCATAGTCGCACATCTCTACACCGCCTTTTAGATCGACTAGAAATAGGTTGGTGTGGTCTGGTTCACTATGAACTAAAGAGGAAATCACGCAGTTAATAAAGTTAGATTTACCGTAGCGAGTCGCGCCACCTAAAACAATGTGCGGGATTTGTTCGAAATCATGATATCTAAATGCGTTTTGGTCACGTGCTATTCCTACTGGAACTTTCCAATCTTCACCCGCTTGGAATTCAACTTGCTTAGGTAGGGGATTGTCATAAACTCGAATAATCAACAAGCCGTCAAATGACAATTCAATCTCTTTCGTTTCGCTTAATTTATTCGTCCACAATGATTTCAAGCTGTCGATGATTCCGGAATCAAATTGTAGGTCTTTTAAATCCGTCAGGGATAATTTCTGACGCCTATTATTTAATCCGTCTTCTAGTATGTGCTGCTTGTTCTGGTAATCTTCAAAACTTCTGCCAAGTGGAATTCGGTATTTATATTCCCATCCCCAATCATATTTTTTCTTTCTAATTAGTTGAGTGGTCAATGTGTCTTTTCCATCCTTTACATTTAGGCCAGATAGAGAAATAATGCGCTGGATTTTACCCGATTCATTGGAAGAAGCGCCTTGTTTTTTTGTGTAAGCTTTTAACGCAATCCCACCCATAATAGAAGTGGTTAGAATTTCAAACAACAT